GCATACACAAGTTCAGCACGCATTGTACCTACAATTGCAGGGTATTATGAAGTCTCGATGGGAGTATGGTGGGCAGTGGGTTCTACAACGAGTCATCAAGTCAACGTTCAAGCGGTCAGAAACTCAAATTCCACACTCATGATTCTTCAAGAGACTATTCCAACTAGCAATATTGGTCTTTCAATGGGTGGAACCAAAATGGTCTATATGAATGGAACCACTGATTACCTCAGTTTTACGGCATTCACTGCAAACAGCGGAGGACAAACTCTGCAAGTAGGTAGCACAACGACTGGTCAAGGAACGTGGTGTAGCGCACATTTGATTGCGTATGGAGCTGGATTTACAGGATCACAAGGAAATCAAGGTCCTCAAGGTTGGCAAGGATTCCAAGGAACGAATGGAACAATTGGTGTAGATGGAGTCCAAGGTCCTCAAGGAAATCAAGGTTGGCAAGGATTGATAGGACCTACTGGAACTAGTAGTGGAGGTGGAAGTTCAGTAAGCATTACAGGAAGTACTGGATTTGGAAGTATCTTATCGGTTGCAACTGGTGGAACAGGCATCTTTGGAAATTCAAATTTTGTCATTACACCTGATAGTTTTATAGGTATTTCAACTACAACACCAACAACACATTTAGATGTCAATGGTGGTGTCACGATTCGTAACGGGTATCGTCCTCTCTATTCCAATGTGACCACTTCAAACTTGTCAGTGTCAGCTAATTCGTATGGAACTCATTTCAATATCACAAACAGTTCATTTTCAACATTAACATTACCTACAATTACATGGGCATCAGATTCTAACGGATATTGGGTATTTCGTAATAACACTTCATCGTATTTATCTGTGAATATTACCTATACAAGTGCAGGCACAACTGCACCTACAAATCCAGTCGTGATCCCACCTGCAAATTCAACTACTATTATGGTGACGTATCCTGGCGGAACAACGTCCAACTATGTTTTGTTCTAAACAAGTAATGATCGGTGCGTCCAAAAGTATTTGGGGATTTGATCCACGAAATATTCCTGGATGTGTTGTTTGGCTGGACGCAGCTGATTCAAATACGTTAACTCTTTCTGGATCCAATATCACTGCTTGGAGAGACAAAAGTACTTTCAGCAATAATGTGAATAGTATTTCAGCAACTCCACCTACGTATAATTCAACCGATTCATCCGTCAATTTTGTAGCAAGTTCAGGTACTTTTTTGAGAGGAACGATGTCTGCAACCTATTCCAATAGTGCATCCGTGTTTGTAGTTGCATCCATTGCTACACAAAGTACTCCAGCATTTCCACGTCTTTCTATGCTTGGATCGTCTGCAACTGCCAATAGTATTTTGATAGGTCAACAACTTTATGTAAATGGAGGCAATACAAGTGTAATTACGTATTTACCTACAGGTACAAATCCAGCAAGTCAGGGTATCAATATTATGACATTAGTTAGCAATGTTACCTATAATACTAGACAGTTGATTACAAATGTAAGCAGTTATATAGGTACAACTTTTACAATTTCAACTTTGTTAAATGGAGACTCACAAAATACATCCGTAACTACAAGAACTGGAACCTTTACTGCAAGTGGTGGCAATGTAGCAACTTATAATAAATATTCATTAGCCAACTATCCGGATGCTGCTTCAACTACAGGTGATTCATATAGTGGAAAAATCTTTGAATATTTGGTGTTCAATTCTGCATTAACTACCGCCCAACGCCAACAAGTGGAAGGGTATCTTGCAAACAAATGGGGATTGAGTGGATATTATTCTCCTATTCTTCCATTGACAATTTCTGGATGTACAATGTGGTTAGATGGAGATGATCCAAATGGAACAGGTATTTATCCATTAACTGGAGCTCTTGCAACATGGGTAGATAAATCTGGAAATGGAAGAAATGGTATACAATATAGTTCATTTGCTCTTCCTCAATTTATTAGAAACTCACTCAATTCAAGAGGAGGTATTAGTTTTACTGCAGCTTCATCTAACTGCTATCAAACTCAGGTTGTATTACCAACTCCAGGAACTATATTTGTTGTAGGATTTAGTAGCAATAATGGATTTATTTTATCGGGTATTCCAACACCTAATTCAGGACATCCTCCATACTATGCTACATTTGCTCGTGATGTTGAATTTGGTATAAACAATACAAGTGATACAGCTCATTCTGCGAATGTTGCATCAACATCCAATACAAATTATATATTAACAGGTCTGTATACAGGTTCAAATGTAACTGCACTAATGAATGGCGGAACCTTATCTAATACAGTTTCATTTTCCGGAACTCCTAAAACACCTGTCACAACGTTGATAGGTATAAATTCATATGCTGGTTCGTTAGGTTCACCTATTGGTGGAACAATTAATGAATTTATTACGTATAGTACAGCTCTCACAACTGCTCAACGCCAACAAGTAGAAGGTTATCTTGCAAGGAAATGGGGATTCACCACTATATATCCTAGACTACCCATTACACATCCATATTATTCTCTCAAACCTCATTTACGAGTATTTCAACCGACGGATATTTCAGGTTGTGTATTATGGTTGGATGCAGCAGATAGTTCTTCAATTACACTGAGTGGTTCAAATATGACACGATGGACTGATAAATCAACAACCGGTAGGAATATGGTACCTTTTTCTACCTATAGTAATGCAACGGTTTCATCTAATTTTCAAAACAATTTGAATGTTCTTAACTTTTCAGGAGCAGGTGTTTATCAAGCTCCTGCGTCATCTATTATATATCCAGTGGATTTGTACATAGTGATGGCATTGAAAGATCTAACTACACATGTAGATGTAGTTTCTATGACAGCTTCTGCTGCAGATAACTTTAACTCTTTATCATATAGTGAATATACATCAAGACGTTGGCATAATGGTTCTACTGGATATTCTAGAACTCCAAATACAGTGTCCACAAGTAATGAAACCTCAACGTCATTTTTATTGATGAACTGGTCTATTATAAATGGTGACTATGTACTCCGAAGAAATGGAACACTTATGACACAAACGGGTTCCTATACTTGGACTCCTACCGCTGCTTCTATATTTCAAATTGGATTTAGGGCAAGTCCATCACTTTATTCACCCGCAACTACGGCTGGAACGTTTAGAGGATATATTGGTGAGATTGTAGCGTTCAATAAACAATTAGGAGATTCACAACGCCAAGAAGTAGAAGGATATCTAGCAAATAAATGGAATCTCAACACATCCCTTCCATCTACACATCCATTCTACAAGTTTCCACCATGTGCAATAACTCGTCCTAACTTCAAAGAATTAGCGTATACAACTCCGGATTTTAATGTATTTTTTGCTAAATATTCGCCAGATGGATCAGTTCTTTGGGCATTACGATGGACAGCAACTGGAGGAGCTGCGTTCCAAGATAGTGCAACTGATTCAAGTGGAAATGTCTATGTTACAGGATTGTATATTTCTAGTTCGCTTTTAATGTATGATACCAAAGGAAACCTAGTAAGAACTTTATCAAATTCAGGAGGATATGATGGACTTGTTGCAAAATATACATCCTCTGGAGATCTACTTTGGACTTCAAGACATATTGGTCCAGTAACCACCTATCCAACTGGAGTTGCTGTAGATTCAAGTGGAAATGTATATGCAGGTGGAACATGGGATGGAGCAAGTTTAACTATTTATAGTGCAGGTGAAGGGTCTTCAAATGTATTTGGTACTACTGGAGGACAGACAGACGGTTATATTGTTAAATATAATTCTTCAGGTATCGTACAATGGTCTTTAAAAATCGTATGTTCTAGTTATGATAATGGTGGAACATCATTGAAGACAGATTCAAGTGGAAATCTGTATTCAGTTGGTATTAACGTTTTTGCAGCACCTACTTTCTACAACGCAAATGGAACAACAGGTGGATCATTAGCATGGAATGGAACGACAGAAGGTATGTGGCTTGCTAAATGGAATTCATCTGGAACATTTCAGTGGGCTTTAAGATTCGTTACAGGTGATTTGAATACATCACAAGGAGCTTTATGCATTGATTCAAGTGCAAACTTGTATGTATGTTCTGCATATGACTCAACTCTTACATTGAAAAATACAGGAGATGGTACTGCTGCAACGATGTCAAACGCAGGATCTTATGATTCATTTTTAGTTAAATATTCATCTGCAGGTTCATATATCTGGAATGCACGAGTTGGAGGTACAGGTAGTGCAGATGATATTGCAAATGCAATTGATGGAAGTGGAAATGTATATATCATGGGACGATATACAGGTACGATTATAATATATACTTCAGGTGAAGCATCTAGTACAACGTTAGGTAACTCAGGTGGATATGATAACTACATTGCTAAATATACTTCAGCAGGTGTTCTCCTTTGGGCTACTCGTATGGCAAGTACTGGAAATGAGTATCAAAAAGGAATTAGTGTAGATTTAGCTGGAAATGTTTATGTACATGGCTCACATGAAGGAAATCCGATTACATTCTATAATGTAGGTGGAAGTATTGGTGGAACATTGACAAGAACAGCTCCTTCTGATGCATATCTTGCCAAATATACGACCAATGGATTATTTGTATGGGCTGCACTTATTACTGGACTTGGATCTGGAACTGAAAATGGAAATCGTTCTATAACGGATCCGGAAGGAAATATCTATGTTGGTGGAAATTACAGCAATGCGTTCTTAATTCTTAACGGAGTTTAATCCCTAGATACATGAATCTTTAACGTATTTCCACTAAATGAAAAGGTTACTAAAATTCCAGGCATTAACGATCGGATGTTCTCTAAAACTGCATCTAAATTAGTAGGAGTCAATAAAAATTGTAAGTATGCCATTGGATCACGAGCTACTCCATCTGAACAAATGTTTGGTGGAGTGATTTCAAATGTTTGAACTACGAATGTAGGTGTGAATCCTACTGCTGCCCATTGAAATAACTGAGGACGATACTGGTTACGTAATGGATTTGTCAACCCATTCAAGGATTGCTTATCAATTGCTTCTTTTGCAATAACAACTGCATGACTTTGCATGAGTTCTTCTAAGGTAGCAATTTGAGGAGGTTCTGTGGGTCCTGTCGCAGCAGTAGGAAACATTGACAAATCTGGTCCAGTAGGTCCGGTTTGTTCAATAGATCCAGTGGGTCCAGTGGGTCCGGTTTCTCCGGTGGGTCCGGT